AACTTCTCAACAAGTGTTTCCTCGTTGATTGGTTTTGCGTTCTCTTGCATAGTTGTCACCTCATCTTGTATAATAATTATGTCATCACATACAAGCCCTTCGCTCATAGCAACATCCGTGATGTGCTTCTGTGATGGCATATTAGTCAATGCTATTGCCCTTAATACTTTCTGGCCAGTACCTCGCCAGTTAAAGACTATCTCTGGCGACACAGCCTTAAACATCTTTCCAAATACATCTTTCAACATTGCAGGTATTCGCCCGATTTTCGCTTTCAGGCTTTTCCCATCATCGCTGATTTTTAAGTCTTCAATCACACCAAGCAATGGCAACTCTTCATAACTATCAACATCATCAACACCAAATAGTTTTTTAAGAAGTGCCTGCTGATCAGAATGGCTCACCTTTACAATCGGCACTAATTGCCCTTGCTCTTTCAACATTTCATAATTATTTCTAATCTCAATTAAATCTTTTTTCTCAAAATTAATTCCGTGACTATTCGGGTATGTGTTCAATATTTCCACTCCATCAAGTTCCACATAATCATTGTTAAGCAACGCTTCGACATCTGCCATATCAACTTTATTGCGTTTATCCCAGCTTGTTTTACATATCGCAAATCTTTGTCCTGTGTCTTTATATTCCTTAACCATAACATCGTCAGACATACATCTGCTTATAAATTCATCCTGTTTCTCATCTTTACGTGGTTTCGGTATTGGCATATTTACGCTCCACATTCACAAAATGTTTTTAGCAAGCTGTCATCACCAAGTTTTCGTGCAATGTCTTCGACACTAATTGGCCTGCCTTTTTCATTCACCGTAAGGTCAGTGTATTCATGTCTTGGATCCGCAATCTCTTCCTGTGTAATCGGCAACCATACACACCGACAATTATAATGTATTGGCGGATTATAGCGATAGTAAACTGCACTACCATATTCAACAACCATTCCATCCATTTTTTGACAAAATGGGCATACTTTATTATCTAATATTGCACTATATCGCACTCGTGTTATTTTTTTCATCTCATCGACAAGCCCTTTTTTGACGGCTTCAAGATTGCTTTTTATATAATCATCAACGCTTCTATTAAGAATAAAACCAAGTTCTGTTTCGGCTATTACTGGCATTCTGGAAGTCAAAAAACTATGCAATGTAATATTGCTTATATTATCCAAAACTTCAATTTTCCCTTTCCCCGATGCAATGTCATTTGCAACCTGCAGTTTTATCGCCGCTTCTATATCATTAGCGAGCTTTTCTGACACAACATCTATTCTAAAACCTATAAATCCCGATACTGTATCGGCAAATCGCATTTCAGCTTTTTCAAAATTTTTTATAACATAGTCATATACATCATTCAGATAGCTCTTTATAATTCTTTTAATTGTGTTTCTTTTTATTTCGATTTCAGTAACTATTTTAGTATAATCACCAAGCCCTATATTTTTGTCCAAATACCTTTTAATTCTATCAATTTGTGTTTGCAACTCTTCAGCAATTTCATTCAGAAATTGTATTTGCCTGTTGTCAATATACGCATCTAACCCCGTTAGATTATATTTTTTTTCTAACGTATTCAACGGTCGCCAGAATTGTCCCTGTTCCTGTGTTATCTCAAATCCATTTTGAATTACAGGCTCTTGCATTGCAACCTGTTCTTCACCATCCTGATTTTCAATTTCATCTTTATAGTCAAACGGTATCCCTGTTTTATCAACAAGCCATTGTTTCTGCACTTTCACTTTATCTGTTTCAACAAGTTTCTGTATTATCTTTGCCGATATCTCTGTTGTTGCATCACTCATCCTGCCTGCAACTATTTCCAATTCTACATTTTTGCCATAGTTCAATTCTACAAAATGCGGCAATAAATAATTATTTATAACAGATACAATCTCATCAAGAATGGCCTGCTTTCTCTGTAAAAACATATCCTGAAACGCTTCAATGCTTGCTCTTGCTCCAACTTCGCCTTGTGTCAACGCTTTTTCAGGTATAACAAGCGCTTTCAGTATCATTTCATCTATGTATTTAGCCCGTGCAATGAATGGGTCCGTTTTATCACTGTCATTAAGAAATGCAACATCCCACATCAATTGCCCGTGTTCATCCCTTTGCGATGGGATTGCTATTACGTTCCCTTCCACCATATTGTCTAGTATATCAAGCATTACATCTTGATTATCTCTTTCGCCATTTTCTGTTATGGAAGTACCAACAGGATAAATTCCTTTAAAAAATCCTGTCCCTTTACGTTCAAGCCAGCGCATATGAAATCGTCTATTGAGATTAGCGTCATACCAGAATGGGTAGGCAGGTTCCAGCGCGCTCATTCCATAATATTGCCCGCTTTCCAGATTATGTGTAAATAACAAACATTTACGGTCTTCGGTCAATACATCTATTTGCTCTAATCCTATCACTTGCCTGAAGCCACGCAAACTTCCATCTTTTTCAATTAAAATTCTAATTGTTTCGCCATCCAATCCTTTTGGTTGCTTAAACAATATCCCTTTGAATTTATTCTCTTTTTCTTCACTCGTATAAGTTATTTCACCAGGCCTGTATCTGATTTCGAATGCTTTAAATCCATAGTCAAGGCATTCAGTTGCTTCCCTGACTAACTTTTTCCATATCTTTCTCATTACAATTGTTGCGGTTGCAACAGCTTCCTGATTATTGCCAGTGATTGTGAATGGCACATCGGCAAGACCCAATTTCAAGAATTGTAATCCAAGCCAGCACATAGGATATCGTCGCATAGTCTTATATTGTGCGACGCTTCTGTCCGATGAATAATATAATACATCGCTTAAAAGATATTTTCCATTTCCGTATTTTGTAACTTCTTTTAATAATTTATCATCCATTACAACACCATTATTATTGTCAATATTGTTACTGCACCAGTTATAAACCCTCCTGCAATATACGGCACTATATTATTATTTTTGCATTGATTATCCAATGTCACAAGTGCTTCCGCCTGCTTGCACTCATCACATGCAATTATTTTAATCTGATTATCAGCAATAGATTTGTCCTGTATATTATCATATACTTTAATTTCAATTGATGATTGTATACATTTATCTTTTTCTTTTTTGGTAACAGGGACATATTTATATTTTGTTTCGGTTACTTTAATTTCTTTTACAATCGCTTTTGGCTCTGGATGCAATAAATATCCAGCTACAAACCCAAATAATGTTGATATTATTATAATTATTATATTTCTTATTATCGCCAATTATCCACCTCTTTCGTAGTATTATACAATATTTATTTAATTTTGTCAACATTAAATAGGCAATTGTTGTGTTTCTGACCGCCTCACTTTTTGCAATGCTCTGATATTCACATTTGTTTTAGTCATTCTCATTAAATCCTCTATTGCATATCGTGTAGCGTCAATCGTGTGATCATTGCCATCCTGCACATCATTAAGCGGTTCACCAGTTATTTTATCCGCTTTATATTTGTAGTTCGTAAACTCTTCAATAGCATTCTTGCAATTCGGATGTATTATTATTTTTTCAAAGCTTCGTAAAAACATAATCCCATCGTATACGCTCTTTGCTCCTTTAATACTCCCACGTATCGCAAAACCTTTGTTTCTCATATATGCAATTGTGTCAGGTCTGGAACTATCAGCAATAATCAATCCTTTATGAATTCCTTCAATTTCGCTAAATAACACAGGCAATTTGTCAATGTCACAATGCAACGCATATGCTTCTTGCTCTATATAAAGTATGTTATTATCAATATCAACGACAACCTTAACAACAGCGGTTGCATCAGCACTAAATCCCCAGTCTGCACCATAGCGGATTATCGGACTGTTATTTGTATAGTCATACTCGTCGACATATATTTTGTCCCTAAATACATAAAGGTTAGATTGTTGCAATATTTCACCCAACCATTTATGTTTATATAGCAAACAATCGTTTTTAAAATCGTATTCTGCTTCTTCTTTCAACACATCAGGCAAATATGGATTGTCTTTATATAATGCTTGTATTAACAACGAATTATCTCTTTGTTTTTCTATAAACTCTGTATATATAACATCTTTTTTGCTGTATGGATTGTATGTATATATTATTATGCTTCCTGGCTTTCTGATTGTTGGTGTAAGAATATCATGCGATTGTTTGCTTATGCTTTGCGCTTCCTCTACCCAGCAAATGTCAATCCCTTCTGTAGATTTGATTTCCTGCGGGTTATGTCTTAATCCTTTGAATATAAATTCACTGCCATTTATTCCTATGATGCTATCGTTCTTAATTGTATAAAATTTACTCATTATATCATTTGTCTGTATAATATCAGAAAGCAATTTATAGACACTATCTTTAATTGTTCTTTGTATCTCTCGTGTGCACAATATTCTTTTTCGGCCTTCCATAGCTTTGACAAGACAAAATATTGCAACCGCCCAGCTTTTCCCACCGCCACGGCCTCCATATAGAATATTGTATCGTTGCGGCTTCCTGAATAATGGCAAAAATATTTTTGGTATGTTTATTTTGATGTCTGGCATATATGCAATATGCCATAATTTTTATTTTTGTCAACCAATAAAAAACCCCGGGATTACCCCGGGGCTTATTTTAATAATATTTCATTAAGGCTTTTTTTGCAAGTGTCTTGTCTTTGCCTTTTAATTCTATTTTATTTTTATTTTTGTCTTGTATGTATATACGTAATATGCCATCATATTCATATACTAAATGTCCATCGTTAAAACAACACTCCTTGACTTCGTAATGTCTCAAGCCGTTCAACGCTTGCCTTATAATAATCCTCATCTTTTTCTATCGCTAAAAATTCAAACTTTTCAAGGTGACAGGCACAGGCAAGCGAGCCACTGCCGGAATGAGTGTCTATTATTTTATCGCCGGGTTTTGCATAGTTTTGTAATAACCAACGATATAGGGCAACGGGTTTTTGGGTGGGGTGAATGCGTTGCTCTTTGTTTTTCATATTTTCTTGGATCATGCCGTTCCAAGTATATTTATAAATTCGTACAGAATTAAACATTGAACAATATGCAAGTTCAGCTTCACCAAAAGCCGTCCCCTCTTTATTCCAACAAAGATATCCACCTTTTAACCCAAAAAAATTACCGCCCCAAATAATTTGGTTTTTGCTTATTCGTTTTAATTCTTGAAAATAAATTTCATCAGGAGCAATATTTTTAAATTGTTTATAATCTT